TAGCAAAATCATCAGGAGTTTCGTAGTTCCAGATCTTCAGGATTTCGTCGTAGGTGTTTCTCATACAACTAGAACACTTTACAGGGCCCACTAATTATATCGCCATTCCCATCAATACTCCCATGGCAATAGTTTCAAGACGTTTTTGTGCATCATATGCCTTGCGTTTTAGGCATTTAATTGCAAGTTTCTCTTGATCATCTTTACGCTTAGCAGCACACTCTTGATCAATTACACTTTGAATTTCATCAATAATTTTCTGAAACTCTACCTTTTGAGCATCATCAACCAAAGTCTGCGCTTTTTTCAACTTAACCTGAATGATCTTGCGATTGGTATAATCATCCTCCAAACCACTGCCAATCTCAAATTTAGCACAATCTACGTCACGAAGAAGCTCATAAAGAGAAAGAGTTGTGCGCTCTTTCTTATCATACCGAATCTCAATCTTACCGAAATAATCAATCATTTCGGGGAGAACTTTCTCCACAAAATAATCATTACTAAACTCAAACCACTCTCCACCAGTTGAAAAATCTTGATAGAGTTTGTGAAAATAACTCTCGTGAATGTAAGCATCTTGACCTGCTTCAAAAGTGCGGATCAAATGAACATCACCAGGGCATCCAGTTTGTACTCCTTTCAATCTCTTTTCAGGATTGTCACTGACACCAATTTTGATGTTTACAGTATCATAAATGCCACGCATTTCGGCAAACATGACATAAACGTGGAGAGTGGTGGTTTTCATCAGTTAGAAGCAGTGAATTGGTTGAAGAGAATAGATTCTAGAGAATATGCCTCGTTTTCTCTCTCTTCATCATCAAATTGTCCATTTTCATTTTGAACGACATGAACCAATTCATGCAGCAAAGTGGTGATATAATCCTTTTCATTCAGATCATTGTGAATCTGGACAAATTGTTCATCACCATTAACCTCAGTGAATCCGAAGGCATTATCATCACTCAGGTCAGTGTGATAAACCTCAACGTCACTGTCAATCTCATATTTGGTTGTAAAGAACTCGAACACACTTTGAGTGAGGTGAGTGTGCTTAGATTTTCCAGAAGTGAAAAGCATCGATTTCCTCCTACAATGCTAGAACACTTTACAGGGCCCACTAATTATTTCGCCTCACCAGATGTTAGTCCAACGAGTATGATTTGCTTTAGTGATTCTACCTTCCTTCAACATGTTGTCGCACACGTTGACAAAGACTTGAAACTTTTCCTCTCTTGTGAGAGTATCTGCTCCACTGCAATTTTTCATCACGTTGAGCATTTGTGCTTTTGAAGTAATCATTGGTCTGATGGAAAGTTTGTCGATTTGGTAAGTGGTTCCGGGAAAAAGTTCAGTCATCAGAGATACAGGAAAGAACCGTAAGGATCACAAATGTGGGGATTATCTGCCAGTTGAGTGATCAGATAGCGGACACCTTTTGCAGGAGCTTTGTATGATGCAGGTTTGTAAACTTCACCAGTATTCTTATCAACGAACATCCAGCAACCACGTCCCCTGATTCTTCCCTCAGGACCGACAAGATACTGCCAGACTTTAATATATTTGCGACCGATTTCCATCTCCAGTTGATTGTAAACAGAGTGACCAGATTCGATCGATTTTACTTTCCACTCATTATTGCACACTTCGATGAGTGCTTCAGTCAGGAATTGTGGTTTAGTTTGAGTGATGGTCATCGTTTGCGTTGTGCTCATACTATAAGGACACTTTAGAGGGCCCACTATACTTTACCAGGATTTTTCTAGAGTAAAGTTGGCGCGGGAGAATTCTTCACGATCAACCAACTTGAAAGAACCAAAATTGTTGTGAATAACGTAACCTTCATGTAGCGTTGGTTCGTTACCAATCAAGCAACCAATCTCATCCAGTTCTTGCACATAAACAAACATATCATCTTTGATAGACTTCACGAGTCGCCACAAACGAATGAGGTTGATGTCACAATCGCATTTTTCTGCAATATAATTTTCATTCACGGAGTTTCCCTCGCGGATACAATCATTGATTGCTTTTTTGATTTTTGTTGCTTTGGTTTTATTCACGAACTCACACAGCGTAGACATTTGCTTAGCAAACTTACAAACATCTTGCAGATCTTCACGATGAGGATAAAGCTGTGCCTCAGGTTGAATAAACAAGCATTGCTTAGTGCTGATCAATTTGTTAGTCAGAGGGAAAGCATATGCATCGCGGAGATCTTCCAGTGCATTGTAAATCGTATGCGGTACGATGATAACATCCTGGGTGATTATTTCAGGAAAAACATAAGTAATCGTATTGGGGCGAAAAGTATCACTACCGCCATACCCAATAAAATCACCCTGGATAATGGATTTAGTACGAGGCAAACAATCAAAGCAAGTGTGAAGAATCCTAGCAACTTTGCCCTCATAGAACTTGTCAATTTCATGATGAGAATGTGCGATACGGATCTTTACTTTGTTGAACACAGCTTTGGTGCCAACAAAGAACTTACCATTAGCAGGATTAGTGCCCCAAACAATAGCAGGAGCGCCATCCATTTTGGTGCTGATGAAAGAATCGGGATCAACAAACCAATCAAGACAGGAAAGATCACCCGTCAGGATGGTGTCTTCAGGATGCTCTAGGTGGAGGTTCTTCATACTACTAGGACACTTTAGAGGGCCCACTATCACTTAATGGGAAGTTTTGCTACTGATTTACCTTTACGATGCCTATCAATAAAGTTCATTGCAGATTGACGATTGCGACACTCTTTGAGAATTTTGCCCTGATGTATGATTGCTAGTTTAGTATTACTGCCTGCAATCGGCACAGCAGCATAACACAACGGATCTTCATATTTACCGATCATAAATCCTTGCTCTGCATGTTTGGGATCAAGAATGTCACTCTTTTGCTGTGTTTTTTTCATACTAGGAAATTCTTTTCATATTCTAATAGGTCAGACGGTGCAGGAATCACATTATCATAATATCTCACGGCATTTTTCCAACTAGCACCAGTCTTTTGGTACAATTTGATACCTAGGTGTTGATATTTGAGATTGGTGGGAACATAAACTCGATAGTCGATTCCATCATTCTCTGTGAGCAAACTTAGTCGCTTGTTTTCATCTTTAGTGACACAAATGGTCATGCGAGCAAGATGAAACAAATTCTCAAAGATGACATAATCGGACAAATATACATCAGGATTGTCCATAATCATGCGACAAATAAACTGAGGTGAGAGACAATGATCGTGTGTACGTTGGTTCGGATTGTTCATTGCCTCTTCGCTAATCAACTTGGTGTGATTATATCCAGAGCTGAAAACTTGCTCATAGAAAGTGCGCGTAATTGGTCTGAAAAAATCAGGATCACCCCAATGATCAATGTTAGAATTGAGTGCATTGAAGGCAACTTGGCAGTAAGCTTTCCAGTTCTTAGAGTTTTTCATCGACGAATCTCACTGATAGCGGGTTGACCTTGATTGAACACGACATCAACAACTGCCTGCACTTTGCGAGCAGTGCTGATGCCAACACTGTCATAAGTTGGGATGCAAACTAAACCAAACGTCTTAGATTCTCCACCCAAACGAATCACACGACCAATAGACTGACTGATACCAATATAGTCCATGTTACGCATGAAGATAACAGCTTCAAGACCATTCACGTTGATACCCTCAGACAGAATACTGTGGTGGATGACGACAAACTTCTTGCTAGAATCTTTGCCCCAAGCGTTCAGTGTATCAAAGAACTTTTCACGGTCAACTTTCTTGCCGTCGATGATTGCACCTGTCTTAGATGTGATTGTCATCCAAGAATATCCACGCTGAGCAAGTTGAACACAAAAATCAGACTGAGAAATAAGACCCATGATTTGCTTGGTTGTGCGAGCACAAATCAAAGTCTTGCTGATGTCATTGTCATCGATAGTTTCCAGAAGATTGTCAGCATCCTCTGCATACATTACCTTGCGACCTTTAATCAAAGGCAGTTGCTTAACTACAACTTTGGGAGGAAGAATGTATCCACCATCAACCAGCTCAGGGGCAGGAACATTGACCAGAACTTGACCATAAACAGACCAATTCATGCCTGGTTTCTTAGGAGTCAGGGAATGTTTAGGTGTTGCAGTATAGAAATAGCAACGATCTGCGTTCTCTGCGAAGAACTCAGTGGCAGGGAAAAAGTGACGCTGAACACTGTTATGTGCCTCGTCAAAGTAAATCGTATTGACCTCAATATCAGCATCAACAACACGATGCAGTGAATGATATGTGGTGAAGATGATAACGTTCTCACCAGCAGTCCGTGCTACGTTGTTAAACAGAGCAATCTTTTCAGACTTGGTTGTAGAGAAGTGATGTGTCTCTCCACTATGAACATGCATCACATGTGTGTGAGCAGTATCAATAATCTCCAGAAACTCACTGCAAAGCTGCTCTGCCAACAAAATGCGAGGAGCAACAACAACAGTGGTGGTGCCGTTGTTGATAACATCGTGA